TGTTTCGTGACTTTATAAATGCGGAACGGCTGTGGATTTGATATCTGATTAGGCTTTGCGAAAATGATTCTTCGCTCGGTTAAATACTCGGCATACTGCCCTGTTATTGGATATGTCAGAACCAGTTCATACAGACCATTCAGTTCCTCGTCTACCTCACAAGAAATGGCATCAGCCAATCTGCCAATGCCATTTGATGTGAATGTATTTTCTGTCTGTTCGTACAAGATGGGAATCATAGCGGTTTCCTCACGATACTGACTCCACTACTGTCAATTTTTATCAGTGTTGTTGCTTCTGAAAGCGTAGGAGCATCTGACATATAGATGCCGTCATCCGTTTCAATGTAGTAACCACCGTGACCCTTCATGACAAGTTTTTCTGCTTCTTCCATCAGATTTCGTACCATCTCGGCGTCACCTCTACTTTCGTGAATCCACTGTAACTGAAATAGTTCATTCCGTTTCTCAATGTCACATAGTCCGTTGTACTGAAGGAAACATACTGATTTGCATTGCTTGAACCGTGATAGCAGTCCATCAGTTCGCAGTCTATGTCAATGTACGCGTAAGGACTATTAGCCACCGTGATGTACTGGTCATTCACATTCAGCGTTCCGTTTCCCCACACTCTTATAATTGGCTTGCTCTCAAACAGTGTCGGATTTTCCAACTCGGCAGGACTTGAAATTGTTACAGTCAGACTGTTCATGTCTGTGCCGATGATGTTTGTGCCTGTCAGCAGACTCACTTGCTGTGCGGTTAACTGTACTGTGGTAGGGTTCTGCAATGCAAGGATAAATTGAACTGGAGTTCCAAGATTAGCCTGCTGTGTTAAGTATTCTGTAAATATTGCTTTTGTATCAGCAATGCCACTTGCACGAATCGCAAAGTAAGAATCAGATACAGAAAAGACTCCGTTTAGACCTGTAGTAGAATTTACATACCTAAAATGTGATGATTTAGCATCACTGGAGCGACCAATACCAATTCGATAATTTGGCATATATACGTTCCCATCTCCATCCGTAAACTGGTCGGCATTATTCGGAGCGTAAACCATATGTGTAACCGTCAGCACCCCTGTTGCCAAATCAACTGTGCCACCATAGCGTGTGCCGTTTAGGTCTATGGTGTAGTCTGTCGCAGAACCGTCTACTGTCCTAGTCACCGTTGCGGATGTATGCCCTGTTATGGGGCTGGTATTGGAATATGGTTCAAATGTAGCATCAGTTTCCGTCGCTTCTCGTATCATCGGAAACCAAGTATGTGATGCTACAATATTTTCTGCGTACCAAATAGAACACGTTTTGTTGAAGTCTCCAGCAATTACACGACTGCTACCATAATCCCACGACCCCGTTTCTGTAATACCAAGACCATAAGATGCATTACCGCCACCACTTGGGCATCCAGTTATTATTTGACCTTTTTGCCATTGTCTTTGACTACAAAGATGGAAGTAATTCGAACCTGTTGATGTGCCACTGACAGCAATGCCTGTCACGTTGTTGCCATCATTGGTAAGAATATTAAATGTCAAACCTCTATATGTGTAACTGTTCCCACTCCATGTTCCGCCAGTATTGGCGGCTTTTATGCCTTCAACGGTCATCGGCAACTTATTCTTCCCTGCACCACCAACCCACGGATGGTCATATCCGTTCAGATTCTGAATCGGTTCTATATCCACATTCAGTCCAGTAAGTGTAGTCAGTCCGCTTGGGTTAGAGATAGAAACAGGATTGCCGGATATCTCGGATGACGAAGAGGATACTGTAGTCCAATTCTCACCGGATTTGAGGAAGCGTTGGGGCATGACCTGAAAGACCAAATCAAACCGACCGTGTGTGTTCAGCTTGTATCCGGTCGGATCAGTCTGATTCATAAAAAGAGCCAAACGATAATAGTTCGGCTCTTGTGTTGTTTCCAGTCTACAGTAACCCTTGGAAGAGTTCAGAAATGCCATAAGGTTTCTGTAATTATCAATAAAGTTTGTTCTGATTGCACAGGGGAATGTGATTTCAATATTACGGAATCTATCATTTGAAATGGACAGTGCTCCATTCCTTCCAACTACTTCCACCAGTTCAACATCTCGCTCCGGTGAGCCGAATGAAACAGAGCCATCGAACCACACACCGAAATCAGATAATGCTTTTCCGTTAAATGTCAGTTCCTGTCTCATTTCCACACCTCGTCATTTCTAGTGATGATATTCGCCAGTCTGTCACCAAGCTGACGAGCAAACCTATCGGAGTCATCGATATTGCCATTCACATTGACTGTGACATTGACCGGAGCCGTTACGCTCCTAGATCCCATTGCCTTTTGAATCATTCCATAAAGGGAAGAAGCACCGACAACTACTTCTGCTCCTGCTTCTCCTGCTCCCAGTAAGCGACCGTTATTCATGCCGAAGATGGTCGGTGAATCAAGAATCATACCGTTGTTCATGGCTTTTGCGTACCACTCTACACCGATATGTGGAATAGATGGTGGATTCAGGGAGAACTTACCACTGATGGAGAAATGTGGCAGTGCGATGTGTGGCAAAGACCATGAGAAATTGAAGAAGCCTTTGATTGCTTCTATAGCACCTCTGACGGTTTCCTTTGCAGAGTTAATTGCATTTGAAATGCCGTCACGGATTGCATTGAACTTATCGACAGCGGCTTGCCATGCTCCACTCGCTGCGTTTGATACGGTGTTCTTGATGTTGTTCCATACTTCGGAAATCTTGTTCATCAGTTCAGCACCCTTCGCCTTGATGGTATCCCAGTTCTGATAGAGCACTGTGCAGATGGCAATGACCACACCGACAGCCGCAGCAATTCCCATGAATGTCGCAGCCATAGGAGCAGTGACCGCAGCCAGTGCACCGCCAATCGTGACGATGCCGGAGATAAGTCCTGCAATCGGACTGATAGCAGCCACCAAGCCGATAATCGTCAGAATGAGCATCTGCGTATTCCCATCCAGTGAAGAGAACCAAATCAGAACCTCACTGACCTTCTGCACCAGTGTTTCGAGCATCGGCAGTAAAGATTCGGCTAGTGCTGCTCCTGCTTCAAAGAAGGACTGTGTGGCTGTGGCTTTCAACTGGTCAAGAGCATCGTTAAACTGTCCAGCCGCATTGACTCCATCTTCCGACAGGATAAGACCCATGTCTTCAGCTTGTTGTCCGTACTCGGCTAAAGCCTGACCACCATCGTCGACAATACCGCTCAATTCCATAGCGGACTTGCCGAATAACTCCATAGCCAACTGGTCACGGAGCGTTCCGTTCTCGACTTTGCTCAAGGCTGCTAGGGATTCATACCATACATCCGTTGCATCACGCATATTGCCGTCTGCATCGGTGATGGAAACTCCCAGTGTCTCAAAAGCATCATTGCCACTCGCCATCTGTTTGACCATCTTGGTCAGCGAACCAGTCATCTGATCCATGCTGACATCGACAAGGTCGGATGCATACTGCATCTTCTGAAGTTCCTCGATGCTGATGCCAGTGTTCCGTGAAAGTGTCAGTAAATCATCGGCAGTAGTTCCTGCCTTATATGCCATGCCAAGCATTGCAGTGCCGACACCTAGAGCAGCGGTCGAGAGTCCTTTTGTCTTCTCCGACAGTTCGCCCATCTTCACACCGAATGCTTGCACAGATGGGTTAAAAGCGTTCTGTTGGCTCTGTAATCTTTGCAGAGCCTGTTCACACTCGATGATTTCTCTCTGAAGTGCTTGGTACTGCTCGGAGTTCTTATCGACTCCACTGGCATCCATCTGCTTCTGTGCTTCTTTGAGTTTATCGAGCCGTGACTTTGTATCTTGTATTGCTTTGGCTAATAGATCCTGCTTCTGCCGTAATAGTTCGGTATTGCTCGGATCTAACTTCAGCAATTTGTCTACATCTTTAAGTGACTTTTGAGTATCACGCAAAGACTTGTCTACATCTTTTAGGCTTTTCTGTAATTGGGTAGTATTACCATCAATCTCAATGGTGATACCTTTGATTCTTCCTGCCATGATACCCCCTAGAATCTATCGAAATCTTCCTGTGTAGCAACGATGTCATATTCATATGAATCGTTACCGCTCTCGGTGAACATATCGAAAACAAATCCCACATCTAACTCGTCCAAGTCAGACATGGGAATATTGTTCTGATAACATCGCAGAAGAAAGAGAGCCGTTGTCAGCTCCCTTTCCGTCCGCTTGCTTTTTTTTTCGCTTCAACTGAAGAAGACATCTCCGCAGACCACATATCCTGCAACTGCGGTAATGCCATGTAGATAGAGAACATACCGAACTGGTCAAACCACTCGTCAATGTCTCCGATGGATGGGTCTGCCTGTTTCGCCATGACATAGGCAAGGTCTCCAAGGAC